AGATGATCCAATACAACGGACGGACGCTCAGTCGGTACACCTTCGAGGCCCTCGAGACTATCCGCTCACGACTGAAGCGGACGGTCGCCAGGGAGCGAGAGCGTCGCCGGGGGAGCAAGGGCCGAATCGGAGTTAAATTCTGATGGCCTTAAACCTGAACCCGTTCCGAAGGGCTGTCCGAGAGACAGTCCAGAAGACCCGCTCCAAACCCCAGCCGAGACTCTCTCCAGCAATGCGGGGAGCCTGGCAAGGGGCGGAAATGTCGAGATTGGTCTCTTCCTGGCTGACCTCGAGCGTCCCAATCAACCAGGAGATCGCCGGAGACCTGGCGAACCTCCGAAGCCGCGCTCGAGACCTGGCGAAGAACTCCGATTACATCCGGCGCTTCCTCCAGGTCGTGAAGACGAACGTCGTCGGGCCTGAGGGCTTCCGCTTCCAGTCGACGGTCCTCCGTTCCTCTGGGAAGGCGGACTTCCCGGCACGTCAAGCAGTTGAAACTGGATGGGCCGCTTTTTCCCGGAAGGGCGTCGCAGATACTCAGCGCCGATTGAGTCTTCGAGACCTGGTCTCCCTGGCTGTCGAGGGCTTGTTCCGAGACGGCGAGGCGATCCTGGTCGAGACGGTCGACCCGAAGGCGTCCCAGTTCGGGATCTCCTGGAAGGCAATCGACCCGGCTCTCCTGGATATAACCCTAAACGAGGAAACTCGGGAGGGTCATATCCGGATGGGCGTCGAGACCGACTCCTTCGGTCGGGTCATTGCGTACCACTTCAACAGCACCGATACGACTCACCAGTCTTTTTACACCCGAGGCGCGAAGGGCTACGTCAAGATCCCAGCCGAACGAGTGATTCACTTGTTCTTTACTGAATACGCCGATCAGATCCGGGGCTTCCCGCACCTGGCCGCCGCAATGTTCCGACTGAAGATGCTCACCGAATACGAGACCGCCGAACTTGTCGCGGCTCGAATGGCTGCATCGACAATGGGCTTCATTGAACGGGGCGAGGACGGCGGCTCCCTGGAGGGCGCTCGGGCTGTTATCGAAGACGAGAACGGAGAGGAGTATCTCCCGGACGAGCCGACGATCGAAGCCGAGGCCGGAGCCTGGCACTATATCGAGAACGGCGCAAAGATCCACCAATGGAGCGGAAGTCACGCGCCGACCGCTTATCCGGCCTTTGTGAAGGGAATCCTCCGGGGCATTGCCTCGAGTCTGGGCATCCCTTATCACGTCCTGGCGAACGACCTGGAGGGCGTCAACTATTCGAGCATCCGGACGGCAGTCCTCGAGGAGCGGGAATACTGGAAGACAATCCAGAACTTCGTCGTCGAGAACCTCCTGGACGTTATGTTCGACCGCTGGCTGGAGGTCTCCCTTCTGAATGGGAAGCTCCTTCTCCCTAACGGGAACCCGCTCCCGGCGTCCTCGATCGAGCGCTATCGCGTCCACTCATTCACCGGGAGGCGCTGGACGTGGGTCGACCCGCTGAAAGACCTCCAGGCAAACAAGGAAGCGATCGCTCTGGGACTACGCTCCCGATCCTCAATTATCCGCGAACTCGGCAACGACCCGGACGAAGTCTGGAGAGAAATCGAAGAAGAACGGAAAACCCTCGAGGCCCTGGGCCTTTTAAACACCCCGCAACAACCCGCAGAGGAAGAAGAACCCGATGCAGACCAAACAACCAACGGCGGAGCAGATCCGGAAGTTTGAAGACTTTCGGAAGGAGCCGACGACCCGGTCCTTCAGTCTGAAGACCGCAGGGCAACGCGCCCAGGTTATCGACGCCGAGTCCCGCACTGTCGAGCTGGCCTTCAGCTCTGAATATCCGGTCGAGCGCTGGTTCGGCGACGAGATCCTGGACCACAGTCCGGAGTCTGTCGACCTGTCCCGGCTTTTGTCCGGTGGCGCTGTCCTGATGGACCACAACACCCGCGACCAGATCGGCGTCGTCGAGTCTGTACGAATCGACGCTGACCGAATCGCCCGAGCCGTCGTCCGCTTCAGTAAGAGCGCCCGAGCGACTGAGATCTTCCAGGACGTGATCGACGGAATCCGAACGAACATCTCCGTCGGTTATTCGATCCTGGACTATCGCTTCGCCGGAGAAGTCGACGGTCGCGAGATTTATCGCGTCACCCGCTGGCAACCATACGAGATCAGTTTCGTATCGGTCCCGGCAGATCCGACCGTAGGCGTCGGACGCTCAAAAGAGATTAATCCGAAGGCATCTCGAGAGGAGACTCCGACGGACCCGGCCCTGGAGACGATCTCCGAGGCTGTCACCCTGGAGCATGACGAGCCGGACAACCTGGAAGACGTCGCTCAACCCTCAGGCGAACGCAGCTCAGCAGACGCCCAAACAACCCCCGAAGAAACTCAAAAGGAAACAAACACGATGACGACTCAAGCAGCAAACGACGTATTAGCCCAGGAACGCGCCCGAGTGAAGGAACTGCGCGAGACAGGCGAACGCTTTGGCGCTCCTGACCTGGCTCAACGCTGCATCGACGACGGCTCAGACGTTCACACTCTGAACGCTTTAATCCTGGAGCGTAAAGGCTTCAGCGCTCAATCAGCAGAGGGCAGCACCTCGATCGGCCTGACCGATAAAGAGAAGCGTCAATTCTCATTCCAGAAATTGATCGCCGCCCAGGCTCAACCAGACAGCAAAGCAGCGCAACGCGAAGCCTCCTTCGAGCTGGAAGTTTGCGCCGAAGCTGGTCGCAAGGCTGGCAAAGAAATTCGCGGCGTATTCATTCCAGGCGAGATCCTGGCGTTTAACCGAGCGCACTCTGTAGGCACCGCCGCCGCTGGTGGCGCACTGGTGGCAACTGAATTGCAGACAGGCTCATTCATCGATCTGTTGCGTAATCGCCTGGCAATCACTAACGCAGGCGCGACCGTTTTAACAGGTCTGGAGGGCAACCTGGCGATCCCACGTCAAACGGGCGGCGCTTCTGCCTTCTGGGTAGCTGAGAACGGCACAATCAGCGAAAGCTCAGCGACTTTTGACCAGTTGACGATGTCTCCGAAGACTGTCGGCGCATTAACTGAGTTAAGCCGTCGCGCTCTGTTGCAGCCTTCCGTAAATATGGAAGCCTTTATCCAGAACGAGCTGATCAAGACTTTAGCCCTGGAAATCGATCGCGCAGCTCTGAACGGCTCGGGCAGTTCAAACCAGCCTCGCGGCATCTTACAGACGGCAGGCATCGGCGCTGTTATCGGCGGCACCAACGGCGCAGCGATTAACTGGGGCCATGTTGTTGACCTGGAGACCGCAATCGCGGACGAGAACGCCGACATCGCGACCATGCGCTATTTAACGAACGCCCGAGTCCGTGGCAAGCTGAAGAAGACCGAGATTGTCGCCAACTCTGGCAACTTTATCTGGACTGGCGACAGCCTGAACGGCTATCCGACGATCGTCTCGAACCAGGTTCCGAAGAACGGCACCAAAGGCACCGGAACGAACCTGTCGACTATGGTCTTCGGCGACTTCTCTCAGTTGATCCTGGGCTTCTGGTCTGGTCTGGATTTACAGGTCAACCCGTACAGCCTGGACACCTCGGGCGCTGTTCGTGTGACTGCCTTCCAGGATGTCGACGTCCTGGTCAAACAGCCGAAAGCCTTCGCGGCTATGACGGACATCGTCACGGTTTAACCCTTCCACCTGGGGACCTCCGGGTCCCCTTCCTTTTGATTTTCCCCTGGAGTCTCAGCAATGAGCGAGAAGAAATTCTTTAAAAACACCCGCGATCAGTTCATCGACGGCGTACCTCACAAGAGCGGCGACGTCGTCGAGATTGAAGAGAGTCGCGTCGAGTATCTGATCTCCGCTGGCTTCCTGGTTGAAACCACAGCCCCGAAGAAAGCCCACAAGGCGCAGCAGCAGAAACCACAGGACAAGCCAGAAGAGCCAGCTCCGACTGAACCAGCTCCGACTGAACCAGCTCCGACTGAACCAGCCGCAGAAGCTCCGGTCGCTGAATAATGGGTCCTTTTGCTGAGAGCCTGGTCCGGGCCGAGCGAGCGCTCCAACGGACGATCGGACTCCCGGCAATCTTTCGGACCTCCGCGCAAGTCGCGCACCCTCTGACCGTACTCTCCAGGAGCGACTCTTCCGCAATGCGGGAGGGCGTCTTCAAGAGTCGGGAGCAGGAGCGCACCTTCGACGCTGTCCTGGCGGACATCCCTCAAGACTGGCGGAACGGGACTCTCGAAGTCTCGGGCCGAGTTTATAACGTCCTGGACGTCCTGGAAGATTCCGACGGCGTCCTGGCTGAGATAAAGGTCGAATAAATGAAGATCCGCCCCCTGATTGACCGTCTCGAGTCCCTTCAGTTTTTTAAATCTGTTTCGTTCTCCCAGGACGTCCCCGAGCTGGCGAAGTTTAAAGCCGAGGATCTTCCCGCTGTCTTCGTTCTCCCGGCTTCTGTCCGAGGAGGCGCTGAAGGAGGCGACCTCCACCTTCAACAGGAAGCCGTCGAGATTTACTCCTTCTGCCTGGTCGTAAAGGCCCCAGACAGGGCAGGGACCGACGAACCTCTCGACGACGCTCTTCAGGCGCTCCGGGCGGCTCTCTTCGGCTTCCAGCCTGATCCGTCTCTGGCTCCTTTCCACCTGGGAGAGGGAGATCTCTTCGACTACAACACCCGGACGAACGCCTGGATCGAGACCTTCGTCACCCGCAGAACTTACCGCGCTTAATGAGGTAACACCCCGATGAAATTCAAAGCGAAGACTATCCTCGCAAAACTTGAAACCACTTACGGCACCGATCCGACTCCAGCCGGGGCGGATTGCGTCCAGACAAAGAACCTACAGATCAACCCTTACCAGGGCAACACCGTTACCCGCGACCTGGATCGCGAGACCCTGGGCGGTCAAGTGGCCGTCAACGTGAACCCGCACGTCGAGATCTCTTTCGACGTCGAGCTGGCAGGCTCAGGCACAGCAGGCACCGCGCCAGCCTGGGGCAAAATCCTGGAGGCTTGCGGCTTTGCGTCAACCGTTGCCGCTGGCGTCTCTGTGACTTACAAGCCAGTTTCGGACAACTTCAAAAGCCTGGCGATCTACTATCTGCAACGCAACGACGCCGGAGGCTTCCAGCAGCAGAAGATCCTGGGCTGTCGCGGGACTGTGTCCTTCCGAGTCGACGCGCAGGGCTTGCCTGTGATGTCGTTCCGGTTCCTGGGCTTCTATGACCGCCCGACGGACGTCGCGTCGATTGCTGTCAACCGCTCGGCCTTTATCGATCCTGTTTACGTGTCGAACACCTCGACCACGTTCACGATCGGCGCTTACAACGCCAAGGCGTCCGCCTTCTCTCTGGAAGTAGCGAACAACCTGGCGATGCGTCTGGTCACTGGCGATCGTTACGTGTCGATCACCGACCGCAACCCGACAGGCTCAGCGACGATCGACGCTCCAGCCCTGGGGACTTTTAACGTCTTCCAACTGGTCGAGAGTCACAACGGCGCAAACCTTCAGGCCGTTAAATTGACTCATGGCACCCTGGCCGGGAATATCGTCGAGATTAACGCTCCGAAGGCGCAATTCTCGACAGTAAGTCCGCAGGACGCCGACGGCGAGCTGGCGTATTCGATGAATATGGCCTTCGTTCCGAACCTGGGCAACGACGAGATCTCGATCGTAGTCAAATAAACCAACCAACAGACGAAGCCTCAGGGAGAAACCCCTGGGGCTTTTTTCCATTTTGCCAAATCCGAGGAGAACCGCGATGGCTTTACAATTCAAACCAATCAACACAATCAAGAAAATTATCGAAGTTAAGGTCCCAGGCGACCACGGCAAAACAACGAAGGCCGACTTCGAGGCAACCTTCCGCCGCCTGGGCCTGGCTGAAGCCAAAGACCTGATCAAGAAGTCCCAGGAGGGCTTGATCAGCGACGAAGACATCCTTCGCCAGAACGTGATCGACTTTAAAGGCGTAAAAGACAGCGAAGGGAAGGACGTCGAGTTCTCTCTGGATTTACTGAATCAAATGATTGATGAGGCTTACATTCGCGCCCCTCTGATTGCTGGTTTTATGGATATTAACTTCAACCTGGAGAAGTTCCGGACAAAAAACTGATCAAGGTAGGCGAGGCCCTCGCGAACCCGTCACCAGGACGCGAAGCAATGGA